ATCGGGTTTACGTACTTCCAGCCCGGCGGGGTCCATTTCACGTTGATGAAATTCTGTGGAGTTTTCGCGTACTCCGCGGCGGCGCCATCTCCGAGCACGCCAGCCAGAATAGCCTGCTGAATCCATACCGGCCAAATCTGTTCGCAGAATTGGTAGATCATCACCTGATACTGCCAGGCCTCACACCACCGCTGGAATTCGTTCAGGCCCGCGCGTATCGATGAGAAGTTGACGCCAGACAAATCCCCGGTCAGCTGCTCGTAGGTGATGCCGAGCGCCCGCGCTACCGCCCGGAGCATTGATTTGATGAACGTCTCAAATCCTACCCCGGCTTCCTTGGGGTCCAGAAACGTCGGTTCCTCGCCCTGATTCAGGTAGTTGATCGAGCCCGGAGTCAGGCCGGCAATCGCCGTTCCGTCGCCGTTGTCCGTCTCGCCCAGCATCCCGTCGCCGGATGGCCCGCGCTTGATCCAGACGCTCAGGAGGTTACAGACTTTCTGGCGAAGCAAAGCGGCATCGGTAAGTTGCTTGATGTCGTACAGCATGATGATCGCGGCTGTCATCCACGGTTGCCCGCGCAATTGCCCCGGCCTCTGGACGTCGAAGCAGTGAAGCACCTGTTCGGCTGGAATCGGGTAGAGTGCTCCGTCTTTATTCCACATGCTGCCGGGGTGGTCTCGATACATCCAATACAGTTCGCGCTGCCCGATCAGGTTGAACTGAATGCCGGCGCGCGTGTAGAAGTTGGCAGTGTCGTCTATTTTCCAGTACGGCACATAGTCGGCTTCGAGCAACTGGATTTGCAGCGGAACATGCATTGCGTCCGACGCACGGCGCAGCCGGATGCGGGCGAACACTTCGCCATCTGTTCGGATCGCCCGGCAGGCCGTCGCCTGCAGCCCATAGAAGTCCTGCATCCCGTTGGCGTCGGATTCCTTAACCCATCGATCCCAGGCGTCCCGAATCGTTTTCCTCATCGCAGTGTCCGGATGTAGAGACCGCGGCACGATTCCAGTCCCTATGCAATTCGATACAAAGCAATCAATCGCTCCCTTTGCCCACGGATTCTCCCGCGCCAACTTGCGGGCCCTGGCGCGCATCAGGTCGCCGTCATAGGTGATCAGCGCGTTTATTTCGGTGTTGGCCGGGAGCCAGTTCTTAATGCGTGTGATTGTGCGGGAACCAGCATCGAATCCCGACATCAGCGTCCGCGCAATACCGAGTTTGAGTTTGGCCGGGATCAGATTCAAAGCGTCACTCCGCTCTCATCGTCCATATATGTTTTCACGGTACGGACAGACTTCGTTCCGGCGGCCTTGCTGATGCTGTCCTGCACGATGTTGAGCGCCTTCTGGAGATCGTCAATCGAGCGATACGTGGTCGTGCGGCCCTGAAACGTGACGCTCAGTTCGCCGGATGCGATGGCGTTCTGAAGCGATTGGAGTTGTGCATCGGTGTACGCCATGCCTATGGAAACTCTAACACAGAAAATAAAATGCCCGCTTCCTCCCCCGAGGTTGAGCGGGCCAAAATTCAAAAAGTTGATCGGTATAGATCTGGTGTTTCCGCGCCGGAACGTGTCGCTTTAGCGCATGGCATATTCTCCACGTCGAGACCATCCTACCTCATTTACAGGTACGGCGACGGCACCACGCGGCCCGGCAACTTTACGCGCGCGGTGTCCTGTTTGGTATCTGCCCGTTGAAGCTCCGCGATGCCCATCTTCCGCCGCATCACCGCCCACTTCGACTGGTCGAAGCGATCCACTTTGAGGACGTGCGCCCCTCCCCAAGCATAAACAAACGTGTCGAGAGGTTCGTTTCGCGGATAGATTTTCTCCCACGATACCTCTCCTTTTGCGGATACCACGCGCTTTTCGGATACCACCCCTCGAAAGTAATGCTCCTCAAGTTGCGCTGACATGTGGACCCGCTTCAGGTCGGACCGTCCCATCAGTTCCGCATACAGGTTCGTCTTCAGATACCCGGTTCCGAGCGTGATGATCGGGATATCCTGCCCCGGACCTTTGCGGGTGCGCGCCGCCTCGCGCTCTGTGACCCGGTGGATTGCGTTGAGGGAATCGGTGTCGTAGCCGCGGACGCAGAGCACGGTCCGGGGAGTGTGGATCTCCAGCCCCAGCGGCCCGTAAGTCGGCTGCGGGAATCGCTTCGCGAAAGTGTACACCGGCTCCGGATTGTGACCGACATCGATCGCCATTCCGATAATTGGCAGGTCCGGACCGCCGGACGAATGCCTGTACCGCGAATTCAGAACGCCTTCCATCGCTTCCCAATATTGCGGTGCGGTCGTCATGCGCGCGGTCGAAGTCTCGCCCTCGAATAACTCGATTACCCGATAGTCCACTACCCAGATATGCAGGTGCCCGTCCGCATCCGGCCCGAACCCGAGAACCTGAATTTCCAACCGCTTCGCCTGCACGTCGACGCCTGCCATCAGGAACACGACTCGTTCGTGGACCGGCGCATCGGCCCCCATCGCGTAAGGCTCCGCGCGCGCCATCAGGCGTTCATGGTCAGGCCGTTCGCCTTCCTCTTCCCACAATTCGGCCAGGTCGGTATTGATAAACACGCGGCGCCGCTCCCTGTCGTTTTTGGATTCCAGCCATTCGCGGGTAAACCCTCCAAGCGAGTGCAGCGCATCCCGGCTGTAAAGATGCGAAATCCAGAACCCGGCCCGGCCCTCAAACTTCCCGCCGCGGGATGGGTCCTGTAGCGCGTTGGTCGGTTGCCACTCAAAGGATTCGTGGATGTTCCGGCGCCGCTCCTGATCGGTCCACGACTCCCCGCAATGCGCGCACTGATACCGGGCACTCGCCGCGGCGTCCGCGATGTGCAGCGACGAATCGAAGATTACCTGATTCCAGGTCAGCAACTGCAGCACCCCGCAATGGTGGCAACCCACGAAACCTTTGCGCCGGTCCGACTCATCGTAAGCCTGCCCGATGCGCGACTGCCCGCGGATAGTGGGCGAGCTGGCAATGATGATCTTGCGCCGGCTCCCGAACTTCACCGTGCGCCTCATGCCGAGGTCGACGGCGTGCCCCTGCTTACCGCTCGACTGGTCGTACTGGTCAACCTCATCGAACTTCAGGTAGCGGATGGTTCGGCGCCCCAGGTTGGCCGGCGCGAGGCTCCCCACGAATTCAATCGTCCCGCCGCGGAACTTCTTGTGGGTTGTCGTATTGCTGGCATCCCTCGACTTCGCGGGCGAAATCTTGGCGTGCAGCGCCGGGATATCCCGCACCATCGGCTCGAAGCGTTCCTTCGCGAACTTCCGCGCGTCGTCGTCTTTGTAGCCAACAAACAGGAGCGGGCCGGGGTCTTCGCAGATGTCGAAAGCAGCCGTAACCTGAAGAAACAGCGTCTTCACCATCTGAGTGGCCGTCATCAGAACGACCATGTAGGTGTCCGGGTCGGTGTAGGCGTCGAACAGCCCGCTCTTTGCGCTGTACTCCGGTGACAGTGCGAAGTTCGCTTCCGCCCAATCCGACAGGGACGCCCGCTCAGTCGGCGCCCAAATCTTCATCAGGTCGTCAAGGGGCCGGTAAGCGCTCATGACGCGATTCCTTTTTTTCGTGGATACCAGTGGAATGTCCAGCAGTCGTCTGCCGCCAAGGCGTCGTCCGGTGTGTGCCCGCGCTCACAGGTCAGGGTAAATCGTGGCTGTGCGCTGGGATCTCGACGCTTCACATGCCGCCATGCCGTCACCATGTAAACGGAGTTTGGCTGGCCATCCTTGCCGATGGTGACAAGGTACAAACCGACATATGGAACCTCTCCGGGTTTGGTGTCGATAAACAACTTACAGGTCGGTGGTTTCATGCCGTGCCCCACGAAGCCAACCGCTTCAGCGCCTTGTTGACACGGTCCTCCACCATCGCGCGGCACGCCTGCGGGTCGTCGCATTCCGCCAGATCGTCCGCGAGCTCAGACCCGATGATCACCAGCTCCGATTTGACGGCCGTAAACGCGCGCTCCTCGAATTCCCGCACGGTCGCCAGCGGGATGAGTTCGCCCTGCCGGTGCTTCAGGTCGAGCTCGTCGAGCTTGGCCTTGATCCCCTCGCGGTAGGCTTTGGCGTTGTTGAATACGGCGTGGCTGGTG